GCCTTTCAGACGAGCAGATTCGGCCTCCTTACTGAAAGGACATAGCGAGCCATGCGCCTGAAAGGAAAAAGGGAAGATGCCGTATAAAAGCCAAACACAGAGAACAGAAAAACAGGCCTATCAACGATAGACCAACGTGGAATTTTCAGAACATACCTGTGGTGAAGTACCCTACTCCACGGACGATTTCCACACCCACACTTCACCTATGCTGAAACGCACGAAGAGCTTGCTGCCCGTTTCAAGCTCTCTGATGCCTTTCTCACCTGCTTGCAGAAGGAAGATTTCACCAGCATTCAGCCGCCGGATGATAGAAGAATCCCTCCGTGTTGCTCCGCCGGGGGCAGGCAGCATATCGAGCACCGTACTGTCGCACACTCCAAAGCAAGGCACCGTAACCGTCACCTCTTTCTCTACCTCATTTCTGAAGCCCGCATTGCTCTTGTTGGCATTCTCGACCGTCTTTTCCGTCTGATCCGTTTCCAGAACCTGCACATTCGAATCCTTGTGGGTCTTGGTCTCTTCCGTCACTTTATATCTGCCATTGTGACAGGCCGCTGACAGCAGCAGAACAAGTGCGGGAAGTATCATTCTTTTCTTCATCATGGGAAAACGGCATGTTATATACAGGTACAAAAGTAGAGATTTTCATGTGAAAAATGGAAAGATGGGAAAAGAAATGCAACAAAGCCAGTATTTTTTTGTAGCTTTGCACTCTCATAAAAAATATTCATTCAATCATAACACAGACTACCTCGATGAAACGAAAGACTTGGCATAAATATCATAAGTGGATCGGAATATTCATCAGCTTTTTCCTTCTGATGTTCTGCCTTTCAGGAATTGTACTCAATCACCGCCAGTGCTTCGCAGGCATCAATGTCATCCGCTCCCTGCTGCCGGAGCGATACACCTTCAAGCAGTGGAACAACGGACTCCTGCGTGGTACGCTACGCTGCAAAGATGCCAAAGAGAACAATGCGGTGCTCATCTACGGGGCAGCGGGCATCATCCGTACGGACACGGCCGCCTCGCATTTCTCCGAATACAATCAAGGGCTGCCGGCCGGTGCCGACTACCGGCAGATAAGAGGTGTTGTCCAGATGCCGCAGGGCGACCTGTTCGCTGCCAGCATCATGGGACTGTACCGGCTGGATGCCCGTACCGGCTGGACACCCGTACCGCTCCCCCAGACGGACGGCGACGAACTCCTGACAGACATAACGACACAGGGCGACACACTGGTGGTGCTCGGCAGATCCTATCTGTATTATGCCAAAGCACCTTACAGGCATTTCTTCCGGATGCAGCTGCAGGCTCCCGAAGGCTATGAGGGCAAGACCAACCTCTTCCGACAGGTATGGCTGCTGCACAGCGGTGCGCTCTTCGGCACTGCGGGAAAACTCATTGTAGACGGTATCGGGATCATTCTGATCCTGCTCTGCGTGACCGGCATCTGGTTCTGGCTGCGTCCAAGGAGTGCAAAAGTCCTTCACTGGCACAACAAGATAGGCGTGACCACGCTCGTACTGACGATCTTCATCGCCCTGACAGGCTGGGCACTGCGCCCGCCCCTCATGATCCTGCTTGCCACACACAGCACCCGTCCTCTGCCTTATACGGCCCTGGACGATGACAACCCCTGGCACGACAGGCTGCGTATGGTACGCTATGACGCACAGCAACGTGACTGGATGATTTCGACTTCTGAAGGATTCTTCTCCCTCAAGTCGTTCACCGGTCAGCCCCAGCGCATTGCCTCTACCCCGCCGGTCAGCGTGATGGGACAGAATGTATGGCAGCGCGGACCGCAAGGAGAATGGATTGTCGGTTCTTTCGATGGTCTTTACTACTGGGACAGGTCTACGGGAGATGTGGATGTCTACGACGATGAAATGACTTCCGGACAGGCGGCGTCCGGTACGGCTCCTGCCGGACAGACCATTTCCGGTTACAGTTCCGATTTTACAGGAAAGGACTGCCAGGCAGACTATTTCAACGGAACGTCCTTTGCGCCACAGCCGGAGGAATTCAATAACCGCCCCATGTCATTGTGGAATCTTGCCCTTGAAATCCATACAGGCCGGATTTATCTCGGTTCCATCGGCTCATTCGCATTTATCTTCATTGCAGGACTGCTCGTCATCCTCGTGCTGTGGTCGGGCAAGAAGATATAGACAATCCCTCCCTGCTGTGTAGAATGTGTCGTAAATCCGGCAAAACGAAATGTGGTGGTCCGATAAAACGAAATGTAATTTTTTCAAGCAAAACGAAATGTAATAAAATAAAAACGCACACAGCACAAAAGAGGTCGATTTGATAATTGGTTTCAAATCGACCTCTTTTTCTATACATTGAGTTCAAACTTCACATTCTCGTTTCCGTCAAGTAGTTCTTTCGTTCGCTCTAAATTGCTCTCATAGATGTGAACATTGGCGAGATTGAGCGTTATAGATTTCAATGGAAGGTCTATCTGCCGTGACATCAAATAAAGATGATAAATGTCTGCCGGCAGACCGAGGTTTGCATCACTGCTTCGCTGGTAAGCTGACAGCACAAGTACCCCCTCGTCTATTTGGAACTGCACAAGGCTCAGACATGGTGCTTGGTTACTCTCCGCATTGGTCTCTCCAAGGAACAATATATAGTTTTTACTATTGCGTTTCTCACGGTTTATCTTTGCTATCAATGGCGGTAACTGTTCAAAGTAAGTCGGGTAACTGTTCACCAACACACTTCCGCAATAGTCCCACCAGTTGATGCCAGCCTCTCGGTACTTCTCTACCTGCCGCTCACCCTGCATAAATAGCTGTAGTTCGTTCTTCAGTTTCTTGCGGGCAATGTCGTGACTCTCGAAAATGTCGAGCAGGTCGGCTGGCGACAACGAAAGCTGCTCATTCAGCAGGCACTTGATGTTACCTTTCTTGTTATGCTGCATCTTACCCGTGCGCATAATCTTCTCTAAAATGTCGTGGTACTTGTTCATAGTTTAATAGTATTTAATTAGTATTTGAACAGTGTTTAACCAGCCTTTTTATAGAGCATCATGTCCGTGTAGGTAGCGTTATAGTTCATGTGGGCATTGAACTCTACTTTCGTGCATTTCTCGAATGGATTGCCTATGGTTTTATTTCTGCCTATCCAATCGCACAATTCCAATATAGACGACTTATTACTTGTAAAATACACAAACGAATGTCCTGCCAGAACGGTCGGCACGTCGAGGTAATCGGCAAGCCTCCAGTACATTTTGTAGGTACCCACTTCCGTGCTCAGATACGGAGGATCAACGAGAAACACCACACCAGGCTTATCCTTATACTGATTGAACACCTGCTTGTAGTCTGCCGATACGATGTTCAGCCCGTCCAAATAGTCGCTGCATAAGGGATAGTCAGTCTTGCGTATCGTGTTATACAATGCCTCCTTACGCATCTCCTCTATATTTAGGCGGTACTTCATTGAAAACATAATAGAGGAGGATATGGTAATGAAGTCCAGATAGCCGTAACGATCCTGGTACTTTTGCAAGCACTCAAACACTTTCTCGCGTGCATCACCAGTGATAGGCTTGTATCGTGGTGTACCCTGCACGATTTCCCTAAGTTCTGCGAGCAGTTCGTTAGTCTGCGGTATATGTTCCAGCCTTAGCCTGTATCCATCAAAATCGTTATACACCACGGTGGAGTCCGGCTTCTGGCACTTGGCGATATGCGACAGCAATCCGCTGCCGCCAAACAGGTCCACGAAGGTTGTATTGTCTGGGAACTGCTGGAGCACCTTAATATACTCCTTGGCAAACATCCGTTTTTGTCCCTGAAACGGAAGCGGTGCTGATAAATATTGTTTTCTCATTGTCTCACTTGTTTTGTATGGCAAAGGTCGCAAAATTTATTGAGCCAAGAGAAAAGCGAGAATAAGTCATACTGCAAGCGTCTTGCAGTCGCTTTGGAAGCGTCTAATCAAGTCATATACTTTACGTTCACTTATGGCGTACTTATCTGATAGATGTGCCACGATATACGATACTTTTTCGCCATGTTCAATCAATGCCATATAATCAGTATACAGGTCCACATACGCTTCATCTTCCAGGCGTATACCAGCTGTTTTGAGCTTTTTTATCAGCTCACGGTTAAATTTCAGTACTTCAATTATCTTCATTATCCTAAATTTTAGTATCTTTGCAATGTCTCACTTATTATAGCGCATAGCGCAACCCAAAACGAACCGCAAGGACGGTCGGAAGGCATACAGCCCCCGGTCTCGCCCTTGCGGCGTTTAGGTTGAATAATAAGTGAGACGATTTTTTAACAGGCTGGGGGCTTTTTTATTTTTCACCTGCAGCCTGCTAACACACTACAAAGGTACTGAATTTTGAGCAGGTTGTCCTCAAAATTCAAAGAAATGAACATCAAAGAGCTTATTCAATATTTAACAATGCAGCTGCGTGGGCATAACGCACTAATACAGATACAAGTAGATGGGCAATACGTCATCAAGCATATTGGTGATGTCAACAAATTGGTGGATAACCCGACCAGGATAGAATATAAAGAGGAAAGTTCTTTTCTTGATTGGATGGAGCAGGAAATAGATAAGGAGACGTATACAGTTGGGACGATTGCGAACCATAAGGCTACGATGGCGGTGCTAAGGCGATTCAAGAGGAATATGACCTTTACTCAGATTGATTACAAGTGTATCTGTGATTTTGAAAACTTCCTGAAAGGTGCCGGATATGCGGTAAACACCATTGCTAAGTTCATGAAGATATTTCGAAGGTTCGTTAATCTTGCTATCGACGAGGAACTGATGACGGCATATCCTTTTCGCAAGTATCACATCAAGACGGAGAATGTACAGAAGCAGTCGTTGACAGAGAGAGAACTGAAGCGGATTGAAGAGAAGGAGGCGAGGGAAGCCCTGACAGAAGAGGAGGGGAAGGTGATAAAAGGTTTTCTGTTCAGCGTCTATTCTGGTCTCCGTTTCTCGGATATAGTGAACGTTACCAAGCAGCACGTTAAGAATATATATCGGAACAAGTGGGTTGTGATGCGAATGCAGAAGACAGACCACGAGGTGAGAATACCTATATCCAAGATGTTCGGAGGCAAGGCTGCTGCAATGGTACAAGAGAACAAGACCACCACAGGCAAACTGTTTCAGCTGCCTTGTAACGCTCGCTGCAATCTGGTGCTGAAGCGTGTGCTCAAACGATTCAACATACACAGACATATAACCTTTCATTGTGCAAGGCATACGTGCGCTACCGTGCTGTTGAGTAAGGGTGTGAGCCTTCCGATTATACAGCACATATTAGGGCATCAGAGCATCAAGACGACGCAGGTGTACTCTGCTGTTAAAGACAGCACGATTAACAAGGAGATACGGAAAGCGTTTAGATGTTAGTTCCATCGGGACTGCGTTCGCTGGCCGTACGATAAAAGGATTCAAGGAGTTCCAATATTTCACGTCTTTACGTAACGGTCGTGGATATTTTGCTGGTTCTACATTTGGGACCATCATGCTGCCGGAAGGGTTAAAGGTAGTTCCACATTCTATGTTTGCGAATTGCAAGGGGGAATGTGTGATAATTCCTGCGACTGCGACAGCACTTGATGAATTGGTCTTTCATGATTCTGAAATAAAGAGTTTAGTCCTAAAAGGGGACGTATTACTAGAAGCAGATAGATATTGGTGCTGTTTGGGTTGTCATCTTGATAATTTGTATGTGGCCTCTCATTTGATAGAGGAGTATAAGCAGAGTCCTGATTGGGGTAAGAGGTACCTGTTCTACATAAAGCATATACGCCCCTTGAGCGAGTATCAACCGTGATACTCACTCATCGGGTGAAGAAAGCTGATAATATCTTCTCCTGCGCCGTTGTTATATGATGCCCATCTGTCTCTATATGTTTCAAGTGATTTGTCTGGAACGAAAATCCGTAAGCCTTTAGGGTATCTGTAATGTGTATCTATATACATAAAGTTTGAAGATACAGCTGGAGGGATGTCCCCGCACATCACGACTGTGCTCAGGTTGGGACTCCCGAGAGAAAACCACGATCCAATAAATGTCATAGAGCCGGGTATCCATGCCTCTCTAAGATTAGGACAGCCTGCAAATATCTGTTGAGTATTATCATCCAAAGAAGTGAAAAAACGGAGTTCCTTTAAGGTCTTCAAGCGTTCATCTCCTCTAAACACAGTCCCGATGGAACTGACCTGCGCCGCTTCCTCCATGGAAAGCTCGCCGTCACCGTCCTTGTCCCAGTTCTCGATGCAGATGCGCTTTACTTCGGGGTCTTCGAAGCGGATCCACCATTTGGAGATGTTGAGCTTGAGCTTCGGATAGTGGACCATGAGGGCATCGTAGGTGTCGCGGTAGGCTCCGGTGGTGAGGTTGATTGTGCCGTCGAGAACCGGGTAAGGGTCGTTGCCGTACTGCCCTTCTGCGTCGATGCCCTGATACGTGCCGTCTACGAGCCGGGCGAGCTTGTCGAAGGTACGCCCGTCTGTAAAGGTTTCGTTGAAGCCGACACATCGGACGTAGCGGAGGGCGTGGGGCGACTGACCGTCCTGTGCGTCCATGATCCCGGTGAGCATCTTGATCGGCTGGAGACCGTCGCATCCGCTGACGAAATAGCTCATCACGTTCGGAGCGCAGGCTTCCGTCTTGCAACGTCCGTTCGTGAGGCGGGCGAGGTTCTTCAGTTCGATGTACGACGTGGCGGCCGGGTAATCGACCTCCTCGAGCGCACCGCCGTCAGCGAAGTGGGCTTCGGTAAGGGACGAGCCGCCGGCGAGGAAACGGCGCAGGCGGTAGTTAGAACGCATATCGAGCGAGCCTGCGAGCGTGGGGATGTTCCGCACGTCTATCTCCTCCAGCGATACGGTATTGCCGAGCGTGAGGGAGGATATGAGAATCTTCACTTTCCGCCCGTCGCCGTCGCCGAGCTTCAACCGCCTGAGCCGTCTGCCGATGACGGACAGTGCGCCGTTGATGACATACGATGACCAGTCGCCGATATCAAGCAGGTAGTCGGCCGACTTCACCGACAGCTGCTGGTCGGACGTGCCGTTGATTTCCACGACGATCTCGCATACCTCGCCAGCCTCCGTGCGGGCACCACGCATAATCGTTGTTCCGTATGCAATCGTCGGATACAGCTTCATGGCCGGCGTGAGGCGCAGCGTGATGGAGTTCGTCGTAGCGTCCGCCTGTGCCGATGTGCGCACGGTGACGGCCCCCTCGGCGGTCTTAGCGTCGTAATCGCCGAAGGAATACTTCGACATGAGGTACTGGATGCGCTTCTTCACCCACGCCGTTTCGGGCGACCGGCCGTCACCGAGCGACTGCCCGAGCGGGTCGGTGTCGTTCGTGTATCTGCCCTGCAGCATGGCGAGCTTCATCTGCTCGTACAGTTTCCCGTCCTCGTTGTAGAGCATGGGCGAGAAGTCGCCGGCGACCGAGAAGAAGTACCGGTGGAAGAACGCGAACAGCTTCTGCTGGTGCGTTCCCTTCTGCAGCCCGCCCAGTTCCTCCATCTTCGCCAGCATTCGGCGCATCATTGCCGCCCGCTCCTCCGGGTAAGCCTGCTCCATGAGATTCCACAATACCGACTTCTCACCGTTCCATACGGGCGTGCCGTCCTCGTAGGTGTCGTGATATTCCACCCAGTAGGGCTTCTTCATCAATCCCTGGTTGATGACCGTGAAGATGGTATCAAGGTCGTCTTGTCTGAATTTCCATTTGCTTTTTGCCATAGTAACGTCTTATTTGCCCGTTGTTTTTAACTGTCTGTTTTCTGCCTGACAGGTATCGCCTTTCTGAGCGGCTCCGCTCAGCTCCGTGACACATACGAGTCAGAGCCGTGACACATACGAGTCAGATCCGCGACACATACGTGTCAGCATCGCGGATCATACCACTCACGATTTCGATTTCTCACCGAATGAATAAGGGTAAGTATTCTTTGCGCAGTTGTCGGTCGCCGCCACCGCTTCAACGTAGAGCTGATGGTAGAGGCAATCAGAGACATCCCAGTACTCCGACTGCTCGGCACGCAGCTTCTGAATGCGTGCCGCCTTGAACAACTCGTTGAGCTTGCCTGCATCACTGACTGAGTTGAACGCCGCCTCCGTCAGCCCGTACTTCTCACCGACCAGCTGCCGGCGGAGATTCACCACCGATGCGCCGCTGTCGAGCGTCGACGGGCAGAACTTCCTGTAAAGCAAGTCATAATAGTACAGGTTGTATTGGTCCGGGTCTCCGGCCTTGGCGATCCAATACTCAATGTGTGTCGAGTGCGGGTCGGCGTTCAGTTCGTCCAGCGTGCCGTTGAAAGGCTCGATGAACGTGCTGCACTGGTAGACGATGTTATACGCCTTGATGTACGATTCGATGAGTTCCTCCGCCCGCTGCCGTGCCTCGTCTGCCGGCAGGTCGGCGTAATCCAGGTCCCAGCAGTTCTCCCACGAGAGTTCAGAGACCTGGTACTGATAGGCTTCCTCCTCCTCGTTGTAACGGATGCGGCGTCTGTCCCACGGAACCTGAAACAAGGTGAGGCGCGGCGAGTTGTCAGAGCCTTCGATAGACAGCAGGCCGGGGAAGAGGTCGCTGTCATATCCAAACGTGGCAGCGTCGCCTTTGTCCGGCCCGACGGTAAACAGCCCGACGAACTTGTACGTCACCGTGCCGTCGTCTGCGGTCTGCTTCTCGAATCCGACGAATGTCTCCTGGTAGATGGACACACGTGCCTCGCTGTCCTGCCCGACACCCTCGTTCGTCAGCCCGACAGCCTTCCACAGGTCGGTGAACGAGTTCACGCTGCCCATCTTGTGGTACTGCATGGAGGAGGCGATGTTCTTCTTCGCCGTCAGCTTCGATATTTTCGGAAGCGACTTGAACAGCTCGAACTTCTTCTGTTCCGTCTGTCCGTCCTCATAGACTATCGTGGTATCCTTGCCCACCTTCGCCTTCCAGTTCCACAGGTAGTAGAGCATGGACGACGTTCCCTGCCCCTGCAGCTGGAGGTTCGTAATCGTCAGCCGGTTGAGGTTCGCATTGCCGTCCTTGGGGTAGATCTCGAGCGTGCCCTTCGGCCTGTACGACTTGCCGTATTCATACGACGGCAGCGGCTTGTCGAACGTGAAGACGTTCACCCTGCCGCGCACCTTGTCGAAGTCCACCGTCGTGCCTAACGTGTCGTAGATGTCGCTGTCCTGCTTCTCGGCACTCTTCTCGCCGACCGTCGAGAGCGCATTGACATAGTCCTGATGGACGTTGGCGGCATCCATCGCACTGTCGTAGATACGGATGGAATACAGGTCGACGTCAGCACTGTCCGAGCCTACGACTATCTGTCCGCCCTCCGCCGTCTGCATGCTGTCCGTCAGGAGATAGGCGAACTTGCGCGCTTCCACGCCGTCGATGTAGAGACTGACAAGGTTCAGATAATACGTGTTGCCGTTGAGGACATACGTGTACTTCTTCGGAGAGATGACCAGCGCAAGGCGGATGCGCACCCCGTCGTCCGTGTTCATTCCCTGCACATCCTGATTGTGCCCGCTGCGTGTGGCGAACATGATTGAGGATGCTTTCACCTTCAGGCCGATGTACTGCTTCTGATAAGGCATGGCGATGGAGATACATTCAGCGTCATGGTCGGACGTGTTGTTGACCTGATAGTCAATCTCGATCGTCCTGCCCGTCTGCGCCGCCTCTCTGGCGAACGGCCTGTAATCAATCGTCAGTCGCGAGCCGGCCATCAGGCGGAGCGTGCGGGCTCCCATGTCGTCCGCCGTCCATCCGTCACGGGCGAACGCCACGCCCTGCCAGCCGGCCTGCACGTGTTCGCCCGTGATGAGGTTCTTGATGACGGCATGGTCGGTATCGGTGTTGCTGCGGTTCTTGGCGTTGAAGTAGAACACCGCCCCGGCCGTTGCCGAATAGCCCTGCGAGTTGTCGACAGGGAACGGAATGGCGTCACGCAGGCGCACCTCGTCCGTCGGGTGAGAGCGGAAACCGATCAGAGCCGTGAAGTCGGAGTTGTCGATCGTCTCCACCTCGAGCGAGAGCGTGTACTGCATCCTCGTCTGCGTAAGCGTGTTCTCCGACACGTTCTCCTGCAGCACCTCGTCGTCTTTCTTCATGAGGATGGACAGAGGGGTGGTCACCGCCCTGCCGTCATAGACCGCATACTCCAGCACCTTGTTCTCGTACCAGTTCAGCAGCTTCTCCGCCTTGTTGTTCACAACGACCAGCTTCACGTTGTCATTGTCAGCCACCGCCATGAAGTCGTAGCCTACGGGCTGCGTCTGTACGGTGCCGTCGTCGTTCGACAGCCATGCAGACAGATGGAAGACGCCCGTCCTGTTCGTGAACGGTACTGTATAAGCCACAGGCGAAGAGGTGTAGGCAGCCGTTCCGAACTGCCGCTCATACGTCTGCTCGTAGCCCTCGCCCGTTATCTTCACGTGCAGCGTCTTCGAGATGTTGCCGCTGATGTAGCACGGAAGCACGATGTCTCCCTGATAGGCCTTCCACCAGTTGAACTCGGATATAGACAGGAACAGCGCCGACAGCGTGATGGAGTACACCAGCGCCGGCGAGGTCTGCCCCGTCACTTCTCCCGTGATCTTCACCATGATGCTGTTCTGCCCGCTCTCTAAGTATCGGAACACGTCGACGGTCGTGACGGTATTGGACTGGCAGCGGCCTCGGGCCTTGCTCACGAACGTGCCGTCGCCCGCCTTGGCGAATATCTCGTACGTGCCCCACTCGCCGGTGTCCATGTACTCCGTCTGTCCCACGTCTTTCGTGCGCGACACGAACATGAACCTGACCGTACACTCGCCTGCCGACTTGGAAGCCGACAGCGTCGTGGAGGGCGACCGGTTGGCGGCGCGCAGGTAATACAGGATGGTCTGCTGTCCGCCGCCGCCCTGCCCGATGCCGAGCTCCGACAGCTTCATCGGCGCCCACGCATCGCCGTTCCACACCAGCACGCAGGTGTCGGAAGCGAGGGCGTCCGCCTCGGCGCTCACGTTCGTCAGCTGGCCGAGCGCAGGGCGGTTCCTGGCCGCCACCTGCTTCATGCGCTCCTCTTCGGTGTTATGCGCCTTTACAAGTTCGTTCACCTTTTCGGGAATCCTGTTGAATTCCTCCGCCGTGAGCCGGCCGCCTTTCGACTTCCGGTCAATGTATATCGGTTCTATGTTCTTCTTCTCCATGATCATGATAATCTGAACGGGAACGTATAGGCAAAGCCCTTTCCGCCCTCTATCTCCACACCGTGCGCAAGCGACAGGGCATGGCAGAGGATGTCCTGCAGCAGCTTCGGATGCGCCGGGACAGAGTTCCGTCCTGTCGCATCCTCCATGCCGCGGACGGAGACCTGCGTGAAGCGTCCGCCGGCGGTGCGGCTCTCGGTGATGTGCAGTCTGATGTGCTTCATTCTTTCGCTGGATGTATGACGGTCGGTGACAGGCCCGGACGGACGGCGTCCGTCCGGGCAGGCAGGCTATTCGCCCGCCGAGGGCCCGCTGTGCTGCGGCTCCGGATTCTTCTTTTCCTTCTTCTTCTCCGCCTTCTCCACGCGCTCGTAGCTCACGCCGCTGAGGGTGAAGTAGCGCGCGGAGGGGCGCAGCTTGACGACGGGGCGGGTGATGTGCTTCTGCGCATTGAAGTCCTCGGCGCGCTCGACGGCCTTCGACCGGAACGACGGCGTCAGCGAACCGATGTCGCCGAAGTCGACCGTCTCGCCCTGTTCCACGTGCTTCCTGGCCGTCTCGGCGGCCAGGCGCAGCACGGCTTCCACCTCCGCCCCGGTGAACGTGGTGGCGCGCGCCACCTCGTCGCAGAACGCGCGGTGTGACACCCTGCGGCGGTCGGTAGGCTTCGCCACGAACACGCTTTTCCCTTTCATCGTCCCGAGCGTCATCTTCTGCTCCTTGAGGACATAACTCAAACTTTTTTCCATAGACTTTTGTTTTTTGAAATGAATGCCCCTCGTGCTCCGCCCCTGGGGCTTCCGAAATGCGGGCGGAGCGTCGTGCTGTTCCGGCACGTATGTGTTGCGCTGCTGACTCGTATGTGTCACGTCTCTGACTCGTATGTGTCACGCTGCTGACTCGTATGTGTCACACTCCCGGCACGTATGCGCCGCCTGTCAGATGTCCGGCTGGAATGGATAGTCCTGCAGCAATCCCACGGCCAGCGGCTTCCCTTCAGTGTCGCAGAAGGAGGCCCGGCCGTTCACGACCCTGAACCAGACCGTCAGTCCTTTCCTCGTGAACCGGCCGCCCTCGGTGCGGCCGATCTTCACGCCGTAGACGTGCGGCCCGGGCACGCCGTTCGGGTCGCCGTCGTCGACGGTCTCGCCGCCGCCTGCGAGGAACTGGCCCTCGAGGTTCTCGTCCGTGTACCATCCGTCGGGGATCGGCGCGGCGAAATCTTCCAGCTCGAAGAGCTTCCCGTCCTCCTCGGCATGTTCGCCGAGCTTCCCCGTGACGTAGTGGAAGGCGGCGTGGTACTCGTGCCACTCCTGGCCCCGGGCCGTCTTCGGCCAGACCGCCGCCAGCCCCCTGCCGGTGACGTCGACGAGCCTGCGCCGGGTCCAGTAGGCGGCGCGGTAGGCCGAGACGAGCTCCTTCAGGCCGGTGTAGCCCAGGTCGTACTTCGCCCGCCCTTCCCTGTCGAAGAATACGAGGTGGGGGAATCCGTTCTCATCCACCGTCATGCTGATGCCCTTTCGGTTGTCTGCGGTCAGGATGTCGAACGTGCCCTCCCGCATGTCGATGTGCAGGCCGTTCGCCCCCGGCAGCGTGCGCACGCTGCGGGCTTCTATCAGATCGGCGTTCACCTTGCCGTCCGACGTCATCAGGGCGACCTTCCCCTCCGGGGTCTGCACCTTGAAGTTCTCGGCCGTGACGGTGAAGGACTTCTTCTCGCCGTCAAGCTCGAATCCCACCTCGACCAGTCCGTTCTTCAGGTTCGTGACCGTAGCAGATATTTTGTCAGCAGCCGTCTTGATTTCAGACTTGAATTGCGCAGAAGTGAGGGCCTGCGAGGGCGACCAGTCGTCAATGTCGAAAGACTCGTCTTTCGCTTTCGTGCGCACGCAGACAAGCAGATCGTTCTGATACCTGCCCTCGTACGTGGCATTGCTCCACTGGTCGCCCTTGTCATACGGCGGCACGGGCTGCTCGCGCACGAACACCCTGCGCTTGCCGTCGGCCGTGTCCTGCGCCCGCTGCGCCGCCTCGAGCGACTTCAGCACGTCCGCATCCGTAATCTCGTGCCATGAATAAGACCCGTCGGGATTCTTCTCGAACGAGTACGCACGGCCGCCGCCCGTCTCGGCGTACGAGCGGTTGTAGTAGATGTCGTGCAGGTGCATCTCTTTCGTCGCTTCGTCCGTCCACTCGCCGGCAGGTTCCGCTGTGGCAGACGGCACGGCGTCGCCGAACCAGATCACCAGCTGCCTGTCCGCCTGCTCCTGCACGGCGCTGACCTGCGACTTCAGGGATGCGATGTACTCCTCCATCGGCATGTCGTTGCCGTGCTCGTCCGTCACCATCCACCACGAACCTTCCGTCGGGCTCATCTGTATCTTCGGCTTCGGCAGCGAGAAAGAGCGGATGCCGACGTACATCCTGTAATACGGCGAGCCTGTGCCGGCTGCCGCCTGGACGATGGCGTGCCGGCGTGCGGGATCTGTCCTGTTGCCGAGCGTCGACACCTCGTCGCCCGCCTGCGGCTCGTCGCTTCCGCTTGCGTAATCGTCGGCATCCGTGTTGTCGCAGATGTCGACATAGTCCGCGCCCAGTCCGAAGACGCGCCGGTGCCAGTAGTGGTTCGAGAGTCTGCCCTGCTGGTTGACCAGGTTGAACGTCTCGCAGTAGGCGTAGTCGTCCATCCCCATTGTATTGCTGATCATCCGCCCCTCACCGTCCTGCTGCGTGAAGTAGCACCTCCATCCGCCGTCTGTCTTTTCAACCCTGGATATGGTGAAGCTGCCGGGGGAGTTGATGATCCTGCCGTTGATATGTGTCGATTTCATCAACTGCACTTCTTCTGCCGTCAGCTGTTTTCGCACGTGTACATAGTCACCCTCGATGTGATAGTTGCCCTGCCCGTCGGCGTAGATGCCCGCACCCGACGAACCCTTTACGTAGTTCCCGACGAGGATGCGCGAGAGCAGTGCCACGCCGTCGGCATTGACGGAGAACCGTCCGTCCGCTCCCAGCCCAATGCCCTTGAGGAAGGTGATGAGCTGCTGTGCCACGTCCTCCTCCTTCTTGCTCAGGAACTCCTTCTGCGAGCGGCGGGCGGAGAAGAGATTGGTGTCGGTCGGTAGTGTAGATTCACCGCTCCGTATGATGTCGGGCACAGCACCGAGAGCTGACATTGCGTAACTCTTTGCCTCGTTAATGCCATCATTAATGCGAGTCATGCTGCCCGTACTTGTGGCATCGCTGATTTCAAGATTCATCTGGCTGGGTAGCGTCACACTGCGACTAATGCGGGTGATGCGACTGCTGCGAAAACCTGCTTCGGGGAAGTATTGCTGGCTCTCCAGTCGTATTCTCCGCCCGATATAGAGTTGCACCCGATTGCGTTCTATCCAGACATGATGCGTCGGACATTTATACACCGACGTGTCGATGCAATGCTTGGCATTGAATGCTTCCACCGCTGCGAGGAACTCCTGTTCAGCCAGTCCGTAATACTCATCAGGCATACGGATATTCCACAGGATATACTTATCGCCTGCCTTCGGAATAAGATTACCGCCAGGCATCTGCATCTCATCGTCGTAAGGCCAGGTGGTGATTATCTCGAACTCCTGCGTATCTGCATGGTAGTTCACCTCGAAGTCCCTGCCGTCAAGCTCACCGCTTTGGAAGACGACGTGCTTTACAAGACCTCCGATTTCGTAGTCATTCGGATTGAACGGTAGGGCAGAATCCTTGAACCAGTATATTTTAAACGGCTTGCCTTCGTTATCCTTGACAGAAGACTCACGGACGCTGCTTACAGTACCGATGCGTCGAGGATATATATGGGAGAATGCAGCCTCTTCGTAATGATGGAAGATGCCGTACTTCTCGACATTCATATCCACGTACTTCTGACCACCAGGCAGCTGAAGGCGCATGGAACCATATTTCGCACGGTCAATGTTACGCGTGCTGCCCATCGGAAACAGACGGGTATAGAACTTCACACCGTCTGCCGTATCACGCTCCAGCTGGGTGATGCTTTCAGGATAGCGAAGTGTGAGTTCCTCACCATGCTCGCAGCGGCATACGTTCACCGTCTGCCCTTCTACCCACCATTCTGTCTTGGCAGCTTCTGCAACCTTACGCAAGCCTTCATCGCAAAAAGTGCCACTGTAGTCAACAGTAAGGTTCTCTGTCGCAACAACGCTTCCTGTCTTCCAGTCGCTCGTGCCCATACCAGCATTGATACATCCTACAATAAGCCGGACATGCTCTGAAGCTGGAGCAGTCAGTGTGAACACAGCCTCATTCTCACCATCGGGATTCTTGAGAACCAACAGCCGCTTGATGAGGCTTTCCACTCCATAGAACTTCAAGTCATAGTCCCACTCACGCTCACTCTTCTGCGTAGGAAGATAACGCTCCTGCAGCCAGTAACGCTCACCTTCGAACTCACACCAGTCGTTTACATCCAGCTGCACGAAACTATGATGTGTGAATGAGAGAGACAACAGATTGTCACCGCCAAGTGTCTTGTCCTGCTGGCTGTTGTCAGCCGGCTCAATCCGGCACTTCAGATGATTGTCACTTCCGTATATTTCTATCATTTCCGTACTATTTAAACACTGATTAAATACTGACTGAACACTGTCAGAATGAAGAAACAGGTTCCCGGAATTTCACCTTGAAGGCTCCGCACTGCTGTCCTTCCGACCATAGATTGCTGATAGCTGTAAACCCGCTTGGAAACTGGTCTGCAAACATACGCATCTCCAGATTCAATGTCGGAAACCTGAATCGAAGCCACCCTTTTTCGCCATTCTTCAAAAAACTGATAAAATCAGTATAACGCCTGACGAATCCAGCTGTAGAACTCGCACTGATGGCAAAGTGAAGCGTTACGTCACGTCCCTCACTCATTGGATGAAGGTCATCACTATACTCTTCACCGTGGCGTTCACGGATATTGACTGCCGTATTGCCTTTTGTCCTGGAAGGGGCAAGCAGCGCATTCAGATTGTCATGTCCTCCTTTCTGCTCCTCACGCAGGAAAGCCTTGTATGTTACCCAGATGTCAGTATCATTGACAAACACCTGACCTGATAAAATGTGTTCTGCCATAATCTTATCTCATTTTTATTCCGTCACGCTTCATAGCTCTTATATCTTCAGATATCTCCTTCAGATGTTTACAGTAGGAAGTATTCTCGACAAGCTCAGCTAATCTGTCAGAGGCTTCCGACCATCTGTCAGCTATCTTGCCCAGTATCTCGTCCATACTTGCCCAGTGCAGCTGACCGCTTGTGAAGAGTCCCTCCAGCTTTGTGCCCTGATCCTGCGTCATTGTCTCAAAGGCTCCGCTACGCCCGGACTGCTGTGTTCCTTCTGTCGGATCTATTCCTGCAGCCTTATAGGCGGCATCCCTTTCTGCCTGCATTTCATTGACAATCTTCGTATAGAGACTTCTAAGGCTCTCGGCTTCACTTTTTGAAAGGCCGTCCTTCATTGCATCGGCAAAACCGTTATACCATTCCCTGAGACGTTCGCCGTACTTTTCCGACTGCATCCAGTTCAGAATAGCGTTCTCGAACATCTCATCGACATTCTTCAATATCTCACGATTGCTGTTCTTCACATCCTTCACAAGTGCTACCAGCGAGTTCCGTGCAGAGTCGAAGGTTATGTCTGTCAGCTTCTCACGATAGGAGTCCTCTATCTTTTCAAGCTGTTTCCAGTAACCGATGTAATCGTCCATGAACTGTGCTGCGTCCCTGTATCCGTCGTTAGCAAGGTCCTTGATATGCGTGTATTCACTTGTCAGCTTGGTTGCAATTTCATACATCTCCTTGCTTGACAGCTTCCACAAGTCTCCGGCACCACGTATATTTTTCCCCAGCAGCTGGCTTATCGCATCCCATTCGTGACCGCTCATTCCCTTGTTGATTTTGTAATCAGAGCTATGGTGCCCGTTCGTATATGCCTTGTACCAGTTTCCCCTTGTGAATGCAGCGCCTGCACGCTCCATACTCTCACGCGTATTGCGTTCAAGTTCCATTATATTCCGCTTCTGCTGCTCGTATAATGACCCGGCATCGCTCATCTTGGATTTACCCAGCTCATCGGTCAGGTTGTCGATAGCCTGCTTCAGGTCAGCATTGCTCTGGGTCAGTCTCTCAAGGTCACGCTCAAGGTTCCTGTCACTGTCACCATCACCCAACCAGGCTGTCAGTTTGCTGAATCCTCCGAACGTTACAGTATCAAGGATATGATCGAGATGCGTCATCAGATTTCCAAGAGGCTTCGTAATGATGTCACCGCTGAAGACATCATCCAGAATCTTCTCAACAGCCCCCAGGATTGTATCCTGAAGACCTGTGACAATACCGCTGATACCATTCTGTGCTATAGCATCGAATATGCCAAGTACTGCACTGATGACCTCTCCCATCAGCCCGGTATCACCGAGTGCGACAGACAGTGCCTTAGCTGCTGCGCTGTCCTTTCCGAACAGAGACTGAAAACCGGCTGCAAGTGCATTACCAGCGGTCCTGGTAAACTCGCCTCCTCCGAAGAGTTTGTCCAGCTGCATAAGGGAGCTTCCCAACCCCTTGAGTGTACCGCTGGTCAGACCGTTCACGGCACTTTCCAGTCCCTCAAACATTCCCTTTGCACTGGCGGCACTTGCCTTGAGATTCTCGGTTGCCTCGTTAGCAGCCTGACTGTGTTCTTTCACAAGCTCACTTGCAGCTCTCTGTTCTGCTACCAGTCGGTCTACCTCGTTTTGCCATTCTGTCATTGCGTCCAGATTACCTTCAGCCTGTGCCAGCTCAAGATTCTCCTGCGCAGCTCTCAGCCCGTCAGCAGTCTCTTCATAGACACGCCGCTCGGTTTCCTGTGCAGCAATCAGCTTCTCCATCGCAGCCTGGTATGTCTTCATATCATCACTGACCTTACGGAATATCTCACCATCCCAGACGGCAGAACTCTGTTCAAGACGGTGTATAAGGTCAAATACTACAGACTGGTCCTGAATGCTGCTGCTCTTGAACTCCTTGCTTTCTGTTATCTTACGCAGCTTGCTGAGAAGAGGTGTCAGTTCCGACTTGAATATAGCACCGAACTCACCGAATGCGCTGCCCCAGTCGATGCTCTGTTTAATGGCATCAACATCGACCTTGCCCTGTGCGGAATTACGTTCAGCAAGCAGTTTCTGCCGTTCCCCTTCACTGGTTGCCTTCCTTATCTTTTCAGCATATTCCTCAGCAATAGCTAATTTCTGCTGGTTAAAAGTACCGTACTCCTTGAGATAGTCTCTCATCGCCTGGCGGTCGACTGAGAACACATCAGAACGCTTCCTCAAGAAATCCTGCTTCGCCGCTTCTTCCTGCGCCTTCCTGTTTTTCTTCTCAGCCTTCGTGTAGGCAAAACGGGTATCTGCCGGGTTAGCGTGGAAAACCTTGTCCTTATTCGCAGGATTTGCCTCCCACACCTTTCTGGCTGCCTCGATCTTGCTTTTCTTCAGATCTTCATACTCACGTGTGATTTTTTCCTTTTCCTTGTCAAAGTCGAGCTGTAACTGTGCAAGGGTCTTTTTTGACCCCTCCTGCATAGCATCAAGCTGTGCCTGGCGTGTCTCCAGCTCCATATCTCTCAGTGCACGTTTGCGGTCTTCCTTCTGCTCTTCTACCAGTTCCTGGTAACGTGCCTGCCGCCTGGCTATCTCTTCCTTGGAGAGTTCCTTTTTCTTTTTCTTCTTCTTTTTCTTCTTGCTGCCATTGAAAACGGTTTCAGCGTATTTGCTCTTATGACCCGCAAGCTGGGCAGTCAATGTTCCAACCTGACTGTTATATTCATTCCAGGCCTTTGAACCGTAAATTTCACCGTCACGTTTCTTTTTCAGTTCCTGAAGACGCTTTTCCAGATCTGAGTCTGAACCGGATGTCAGAGTCTTTGACATTAGCTTATTGATGTCTATAAGCAGACCCTTCAGTTCCAGCAGGCGTGAGTTGTCTGTCTCAACCTTTACTTCCTTAGAGTTAATCTTGTCTATTTCTGCCTGGACACTCTGCAGCTTCTGTACCAGCTGCTCATAGTTCATCTGGGCTATAGCCTCATTGGTCGTGTCCTTCGTATTGACAGTAGCGCTTGCAATTCCCTCCAGCTGCGCCTTGGTACGCTCCAGCTCATTGTATGAGTTTCTGAATCCCTGTGCGGAAGTATTCACATATTCATAAAGGCTATCGTGGAAGGCTTCAATCTCCCGGTCGGTAACACCCAGGGAACGCAGGATTTCCTCTATAGTACCAACCTCTGCCTCTACAGCTTTCACACCCTCTGCCTGTGACCTTGCAAATGCCTCTGAAATGTCTGCGGCATGACTCATCACTTCAGTGGAAATCATATTCCAGGTTGCAGATGTCACCTGCCGCAGCTTTTCGCTGGAGACATCCACGGTCTTATAGACCATCATGGAAACGCCTTCCGGAGTTGTCTCCATGACTTCACGTATATCCTTGTAGGTAGCTTCCTTAGCTTTATCCAAGAGGCTGTCCATTGCATCCTTTTCAGACTTCATGGCATCCTCATTTGCCTTTGCGGCAGCTTCTGCAAGGGTTTTCTCCGCAGCCTGCTGACGGATAGCTTCTGTCAGCTCCTCGTACTTCTGTTTCTGCTCATCCAGCGTATCATTGAGTGAAAGCTGCCGTACGTTGTATTCCTTGGCAACAGAATTGATGCCGTCAAGAGCTGCCTGGTAACTCTTTGAGCCTTTTCTTACATTAACGAGAGTTGCATAATATGTTTCCAGCTGCGACTGTTCCTCCATGACTTTCTCACGGAAACGGACAGTGGCATCTGCAGCCTTTTCTGTTTCAGACGAGAACATTGACAGAAGACCTATGACGGAAGTTATTGCAACCAGTGCGATACCGAACGGATTGGACATGAACGCAGTCTTCAGACCCTGCATGGCAGAGGTGGCCATACGGGTAGCTGCCGCCCACAATCCAGTTGCACGGGTGTTGGCATTCCTCTGGACAGTGTCAACCTGTGTCTGAAAGGTAGACAGTCTGGTAGCCGCTGTTTCTCTCGCAGTTGCTGCAGCGGCTACGTTCGTACGTGCAGCCTGAAGGTTACGTGCAGCCGAGTTAGCCTCGGAAGCTGCTGTGTTCAGTGCTATATCAGCTGCCTCAATTGCTTCCCCTGAACCCGTTCGCAAGACAGCTTCATATTGTTCCTGTGCAGCAGCAACTGCTTCATTCGCATCATCAACCTGCACCGCTGCGTATGCAGCCAGACTGGTAGCTTCATTATAATTTGCTTCTGCAGTTGCCAGTTTAGCCCGTAATTCATTTTCAATAGCAGCGACCTCTGCATCAATGGCAGACTTGTTCTCGAGCTTGGCAGCTGTGTTTGCCTTCGTTGCTGCCGTATCAGCATTGACGGCATCAGGCTCAAGCGTACGTTTGTACTGGTCGATGAGTCCCTTCAGTTCATTTACACGGTCTGATTCAATGGAGGCTTTCTGGTTGCTTATCATATTCTGCAGAGCCTGCACAGCCATCAACGCACCCTTGTATTCGCCGTACGCTGCTACTACAGTGAAGATAGCCTTGCCCAGCTTGTCATAATTCCTGACGGCTGCCGTAGTGAGTTCTATGCCCTTCATGATGAATCCCTCACCACTCTCGCCCATTTCGTTGAAAGCATCCTGCCATGCACCTTCAAGATTGCTTACGGCACCCTTCATACCTTCGCTCTGCTTTTCGAGCATGCCGTGGAACTTGCCACCCGCACTTGCTGCAGTTGCGAAAGCGTCGGCAACCATATCAACGCTGATTTTCCCGTCTGTCATTTCCTGCTTCAGGACACTCATGCTCTTGCCCGTTTTCTCGGACATAACGACAAGAGGATTGAAGCCGGCATTGATCATCTGCAGGAGGTCCTGCCCCATCAGCTTACCTGTAGAACTCATCTGTGCGAAGGCAAGCACGAGGGAATTGAACTTCTGTGAGTCTCCCATTGAAATGTCGCCAATCTGACGGAGGATTGGCATCACCTTCTCTGCCTCGGTGTTGAAACCCAGCAATGTCTGCGCACCCTTGGCAAGATCATTCATCATCATAGGTGTGGTGGCGGCAAACTCCCTGATGTCACCGAACAGCTTGTCACCCTTTGACTTTCCTGCCAATGTTTCAAAGGATATCTGAAGGCTTTCTATTTCGCCTCGCACATCAATTATTTTCTTGATGTACTCTGCGCTCTTGTCGACGGCAAACAGACCACCGACAGTGTTGCGCAGTCCACGAAGCCGGTTGTCAAGCACATCCGCCTCACCACCGATCTCCTGCATCCCCTGTCTCAGGTTGCCTTTCATCAGAAACTCAATTTCAACAGACTTCATATCCTTTGAACATCAATTAATAGGGATTCAGTCAGACTGGAGATTGCTCTGGAAAAAGCCTAACACGTCATCCGTGTTGTTTTCTCCCGCCTTTTCATTATCCACTTGTTTTTTCTTAGTGTAATGCGGCGCATCGGCAAGCATCATCATCAAGGTCTGGTAATTCACCCCGTTGAGGATGTACTCCTTGCTCCATCCTGTAGCATTGGCGATCTGCCACACCAGACCAAAGGGGCTATGGCTTCCTTCATAATGAGAACTTAACTCCCCTTCGTTTTTTGGCTCAGTCTCAGTTTCAGAGGGTTCGTCATCTCTGCTGATCTGATAATATTCGTAAAACTTTCCGTGCCCAGCAGCAGGACGAACTTCATCATTGCTACCTGCAGATAGAGGTTGTCTACCCAATGGCGCAGCATCCACGACACCAGCCACACCGGCTTCCACCACTTCCCGCACATCGTCAGAGCTACCATTTCTGCTATGGTCCTGCCGTGCTCTGCAACGAACTGCATCTGCTCGTCCTTGTCAAATGCTTCCAGCTCAGCATAGGATACGTCCAAACTCAGATAAAGACGTGCTATCTTGATCTGAGTGCTCAGTCTCGGACGGTGCATTGACATCCTGAACATCAGAGGCTTCTTGAAGAAGGGAAGGCGGACAGGTTTCAGAGGCACCGAAACCCCTATGTCAAGCAGGGCTTCCGATGCCTCCTGTTGGATTCTTCTCTCATCCATGACCACGCCCATCAGCCCGCATCAATATCACAGATCTCGTAAGGAGCACTTCCGTCAGCAGGCTTCAGCACCTTCAGCTCGCAGGCAATCTTGGAAACCTCCGTAAGCGTCAGCTTACCGTCAAGGTGGGACAGCAGCACTGCATTGGGAATCTTGATTCGCTTGCCGCTCGGCGTGTCAATGACACATTCGCCGCGCAGCTGCAGCAGGGTTGTCGGTGCTTTCCAACCGGTTGCGGTTGCAGTACCGCCAAGCATAGCTGCGAGGTTCTCGTAGTTCAGCTGGATCATATTGAACTTCGGAGCAATAGTGCCGTTCTTCTGTACCAGTGTGAGAACTGGTGCATCCGGTACCTGCTCGGCATCAACATCAACACTTTCCGGTGCAGAACCGCCCCATTCGAAGCTGTCCTTTTCGATGTAGCCGACTGTCTTGCTCATGAAGGTCATCTTGCTGAGACCATACATGAAATCTTTATTTACCATATAAAAATCGTTTAAAAAATAAAATAACTGCCTTAATCTTCGATAATATAAATCCCGTCACAATACCTGTCAGAAACCATTTGAACGCCGTCAGAACATTGGCAAGAGAGAATGTTCTTTCCGTCTTCCCATACTGAGAGCTGCTCTTCTGTGTCTGACGGGCAAGCCGCTTTTTGAGAACGCTGACCGTCTTTGTCAGATTAGCACACACGAGCTCCAGACTGTCACAGCTTGCTTCTATTATGACCTGTCCTGGTTCACCTGCGGCTGGAGGCTTTCGTCGTACTTTCAGATTCGCCTGTCCCTGACGCGCCGAGTATCCTGCGCCGGGAGGCAGCCGGCTCAACGAGTCCAGCCTGAGCGTCAGGCTCACTGCCGACATCGGTACCTTCAGCGGCAGCATCTGTGTCTCGCTGATGATTACCGACTCGCTGTCTGCCGATTCGTCCATACTTAGTGCGCTGTGCTTTTCGACCGTCAGTTTCTTCGTCGAGCGACAGCTCGCTGCTGACAGGACAAGCAGCGCGATGAGGGCAAAGCTGGATAGCCTCGACAGCACGCGAGAGACGGTTGAGAGCCCGGCGTGTCTTGTCACTCTCGTTTCGTAGTCCTTCGATTTTTTCATAATTCATTCTGTTTTGTTTCTGAAGCCCTACAAGCTCTGCCGACACCATGTCATACATCTGCTTGTAGGTGTCTTCTACTTTCTTCTTTTCCTCTACCGTACGCAGACGGCGGTTGGCAATCCAGGCAATGGCAGCACCAATACCACCAGACGGCACTGCCCATTGCAGAATCTGAAATATTGTCTCTGCCATTGTCTTGTTGTCTTGAAGTTATTGCCGGATACCTATCTCACGTAACCATGCCGGAACGTCAAAGCTCGGGCAGGCCTTGCCCGGATTGAGCTGATGATGGCCGACAATACGTATCTGTGGAAAACGGCGGTGGAAATCCTGCACATAGCGTTTCAGTGCTTCACGCTGCGCTGCCGTCCGGGTATCCTTCGGCTTCATAGTCTTGTCGCAGCCGCCCACATACACGATGTGCCGGCTGATGCTGTTGAAACCTGCCGCGCCGTTGGTAACCTCCCATGGATCTACATTGGCATCCTCATTGTTGTCGACCAACCGCTCTACACGCCCGTCCAAGTGCACCATATCCGTGTAACCCACCTGCTTCCAGCCACGCCCGCCCTGACTTACAGGATTCGTATGCCACGCACGTATTTCCTTAGAGCTCAGCTCACGACCTTCGGGGGTGGCGGTGCAGTGGATTACAAGGTACTTCATAGGATTACTCATTAACCCTGTGGAAGTTCTGGTTCAGCATATTCTGCCAAGCCCCGTCCGACAACATCCTGGGCACGCTCTTCGTCGAACTCCAGCACCGTACCAGCCTCATAACGGACTGACAAGTCAAACTTGTCGAGGAAGTCTTCTGTCACCTTGATAGAAACCATCTTAACTTCTTTCTCTCCTGTCTTAATCTTCTTTTCCATTTTATTGTTTTTAATGATTATACTATGCGCCGAACCATCGTCTATCCGCGAGGGGTAAACTTCGGTATCTTACGCTTGTCAAGCACAACGAACTCCTCGCCGAAAGCGATGTTGGTATCAGCCTTCATCAGCATCTTGAAGAAGTAGAGCTCACTCATGTTGCTCACCCTGTCAATCTTGATGACATGCTCGTCGTCCTGCAGGTTCACTGCTGCAAACAGATTGGATGTCATTGCATCAGGACTACAGAGCGTCGCAACAATGAGGTCATCCGGCCACGCAGCGATGGTCTCAATCCTGATGTCCTTGTAACGCTTGATGTTACGTGTCGTCTCGTCGAGGTTCTTGTACTCACGGGCGGTCAGCTCGTCGTCATACCTGTCGAAGTCGCTCACGCTCATCAGAATGCGCAGGTTCGGATTCTCACGGATAGCAACAGGAATTGACTTACGCACGGCAGCAAGACGGTCAAGCATCTTGGCAGAGTCACTCTTTGCAACGATCACGTCCGTATCCTTTGCTGCCTGTGTCAGAATTCCGTTGAACAGGTGGTCATCATCGCTGCCTGCCTCGCCATTGACATAGTGTCCGCCAAGCTCGAACTGTACCTGTTTGGAAAGTGCATCAAGCAGCTGATTCTGAATCTGTGGAGGAAGTTCTGCAAAGACAAGGTCGCCCTTAGGCTGGAAAGGCCTCCAGACCTGCTCAAAGGTACGTGGATTGAAGACCGTAAAGGCCATGAAGTCTACAGGATTAAGCTCCTTTTCCGAGTAATCGAATCCACCCTTGCTGTCACTTACCTGAGGGTCTTCCTTCTGTTTCTGCAGCATCTTGCTTGTGCGCAGGCGTGGAATTGAAATCTTCTTGGACACGTTTGGAATCACGTGAATGAGACCCTTGTTCACAATCTCATTGTTGGTTGTCGCTACGGTAAGGAGCTGCTCGAGCACCTCACCATTGTAGTTTGTATTCTTAATCGTTATCGCCATAGTAGGGTATATTATACTGTTTGTTAGTTGTTGACTTACTTGCCGTGGTACTGGTCACGGATCTCACGCTGCCGTCTCTCCCAAGGACTCTCTTCTGCCGTCTGATTCCCCGGAAAAACATCCCTGACCATCTTCTTGGTCGGTAATGAAGCGAGAGCCTTCTTGCCATCATCGGGGTGTTCCTTCAGCAGGTTCTCATAGACAGGGCGTGTCTCGGCATTGATACGTCCGTCCTGTTCAGCTGCATCGAGCAGGGTCTTGCGTGCTGCAGCTGCTTCCTCTTCAACGGCATCCCTGAAACTCTTGAGCTGGGCCTTGAGGGAACTGTTTTCGGACTCAAGGTCGTTTACCTTGTCAGCCTTCGCTTCAATCTGGGCAAGACGTGCAAGCACCTCTGCATCTGTCACACAGTCATTGAACTGCGGGCGTTTCTTCAATTCTTCTAAATTCATATCTAAACTGTTTTGAGGCTCATTGAGCCGGTTATTGAATATTGCATAGATCTGCTCTGGTGTGCTTTCTTCTGGTACAGGGTCAGCATCATAGATGCCGTCGATGAAGCCGGAAATCTTTGCTTCCTCTGCTGTCAGCCAGTGGTCTGTTCCATCAAAATAGGATGACTTGATTTCAGCCTTATCCTTGCCCAACTTGTCCGCATACATATCACAGAGTGTGTCTTCAAGACTTTCCATCTGTGAGATCATGTCTTTCATGTCCCTGGTGTTGCCGTAGCATCCGCCACTGACGCTATGCAGCATCAGGCGTGCATAGCGGCTCATATATACAGGCTTTCCGCACAAGGCTATCACGCTTGCCATGGAAGCAGCGACACCATCAACATAGATGGTTATGTTGGCCTTGCTTGCTCTCAGGGCATTGAAGATGGCAATACCTGTATAGACCTCGCCACCTATGCTGTTGATACGAACATCTATGTTCTTATAGGTTGCCTCAGCTGCCATCAGCTCACGTGTTATCTGGGCACTGGTAATCGTACCATAGCTGTCTCCTATGTCACCATAGAGGAGGATGCAGCAGGTGTCTTCACCTGGAATGATATTAAAGAATGTCTTTGCCTTCATTTTCTTTACTTGAATTACTGCCGATCATTGCGGATTACGGTGCAAAGGTGAAATATTTTCCGCATCCATGCAAACTCATATTTTATCATACAAACTTTATAATCAGATTGTTAACCTACAAAGTTGCATCATACGGAAACCATTTGCATGCGTCATTAAAAGGCTGCACCTTTGCACTATAATTTGGTGAAAGATGGCAAAAGAATTAAGCAACACGCAGAAAAAAGAGTGGGCAAAGACGCTCTATCTGAAAGAGAACCTTACACAGCAGGAAATAGCTGACCGTGTGGGGGTATCACGCATCACGGTCAACCGGTGGATAGCTGAAGGGAAATGGGAGGAGCAGAAGGTCGGGCTCACACTCACCCGTGAAGAGCAGGTGTCCAACCTCTACCGGCAGGTAGCAGAGATAAACAGGAAGATTGCAGAGAAGCCGGAGGGCGAACGCTTCGCAAGTACGACAGAGGCGGACATACTCGGCAAGCTGTCTGCTGCAATTCGCAAGATGGAGACAGACGTCGGTATTGCTGACATTATAAGCGTGCAGACCAAGTTCATTGAGTTCCTGCGGCCTGTAGACCTTGACAAGGCTAAGGAACTTACACAGCTGTCTGACGCATTCATAAAATCACTCTTATAGTCATAGAAAGAATGAAACTGGTTGATAGAAATGCACTTCTTGATTGGGAGAAGTTCTTACAGGATATTATGCGCTCAACTCCAGTTGACAAGGATATGAGTGTCGCTGAGCGTGAAAAGCATCGTATATATCTTGAAGCTCACCCGATTGAGTGGATTAAGTTTTTCTTTCCAAGTTATGCGAAGTATGAGTTCGCAGACTTTCAGAAAAGAGCTATTCGTCGTATCATTGCACACGACGAATGGTACGAAGTGCTGTCCTGGTCTCGTGAGCTGGCGAAGTCTACCATCACGATGTTCATCGTAATGTATCTCTCACTGACAGGAAAAAAGCGCAACATAATTCTTACCTCCAACAGCAAGGACAACGCCATACGCCTGCTCGACCCTTACAGAGCGAATCTGGAGGCCAATGGGCGTATCATTGCCTATTACGGAAAACAGAAATCAATAGGGGCGTGGACTGAAGACGAGTTCATAACCAAGGGCGGTGTCGCCTTCCGTGCCATCGGTGCAGGGCAGTCTCCTCGTGGTTCACGTAACGAGGCCATCCGCCCGGACGTGCTGCTTGTAGATGACTTCGACACAGACGAGGATACAAAAAATCCTGACATCATCCAGAAGCGTTGGGAATGGTGGGAACAGGCTCTTTACCCGACACGCTCAACATCAGAACCTACACTGATTGTCTTCTGCGGAAACATAATCGCCAAGGACTGCTGCGTCACACGTGCTGGAGAGATTGCAGACCACTGGGACATTATCAATATCCGCGACAAAAACGGCAAAAGTACATGGCCGCAGAAGAACACAGAAGAGCATATCGACCGCACACTCTCAAAAATCTCCACGCTCTCACAGCAGCACGAGTACTTCAACAATCCGATTTCTGAAGGTGAGATATTCAAGCAGGTTGTCTACGGCAAGGTTCCGGCACTTTCCAAGTTCAAGTTCCTCGTTATCTACGGAGACCCTGCACCTGGAGAAAGCCGTGGAAAGAAAGGCAAGTCTTTCAAGGCCGTTATGCTCCTTGGAAAGAGAGACGGAAAACTCTACGTAATTAAGGCACGCCTTGCACAGGCTCTCAATGCCGAGTTCATCGACTGGTATGTGCAGCTGCTTGAATATGTTGCAGGGCGCAGCACCGTCTACTGCTGGATGGAGAACAACAAGCTGCAGGACCCTTTCTTCCAGCAGGTGTTCCGTCCATTGGTACGAAAGGTGCGGAAAGACAAGAATATCACCTTGTACATTCAAGGAGACGAGGAAAAGAAGACTGACAAGGCCACACGTATCGAGGCGAACCTTGAGCCTATGAATCGTGAAGGAAACCTGATTCTCAATGTGGAAGAGCAGGACAATCCGCACATGAAGGAACTCGAGGACCAGTTCAAGCTCTTCACCCTTTCAATGAAGTATCCTGCCGACGGTCCTGATGCCGTGGAGGGTGGAAACAGGAAGATAGACCAGACTGCACAGCGTGCAGACCGGCCGCTCACACAGTCAAGAAGAAGTGTAAGAAACAAAAACAAATTCAGGATATGAGCCAGTTTATAGACATCAGGGATTATGATGCAAGTGTGCACAGAGAGATACTCGATGCACTTGTCAGGGACGACGAATCGCTCGTAGAGATTTGCGAAGACAGAGCCATTGCCGAAATGCGAAGCTATCTTAACAAACGATACGACTGTAATATGATATTCTCAGAAACAGGTGACAAGCGCAATCAGCTAATTCTGATGATGGTGATAGACATTGCCGTGTACCACATCTTCTGCATCCACAACCCCATGAAGCTCTCCCAAGTACGTAAGGACAGATATGAAAGAGCTGTTGAATGGATGAAAGCCGTTGCAGAAGGGCAGATCTCTATAGACGGGGCACCGCTCCTTCCGGAAGAAGAGAGAGCAGCAAAGGCGTCACTGATGTTCAGAAGTAACAGGAAACGGATAAACAGATTATAGATATGAGCAAGAAAAGCAAAAGAATAACTGTCAGTGGAAATATACCACGGCAGAATCAGAGGCAGCCTGCTGTTATCAGGCTGACCCAGCCTAAACGCTTCAGCATAGACACCTCAGACTTCATGAGTGCCGTCCGTGCTGCAGAGAATGTCGACTATACACAGCGGTCTAAGCTCTATGACCTTTATACGGATATTATGCTTGACGCACACCTGTCAAGTGTAATTGACAAGCGTAAGAATGCCGTATTGTGTTCAAGTGTCGAGTTCCAGCGTAACGGAAAGCCTGACGATGCCATCAATGAGCAGATACTTTCACCGTGGTTCTACCGATGTGTATCGGATATACTTGATGCACGTTTCTGGGGATTCTCCCTGCTTCAGTTCTACAGGAACGGCGAATGGATAGACTACGACCTCGTTCCACGCAAGCACGTGGAACCGGTCCGCAGGCTAATCCTTGGCAGGCAGACGGACATCCAAGGTATGTCCTGGGATGAATTCTCCGACCTTCTGTTCATTGGCCGAGACACCGACCTTGGATTACTTGCAAAGGCTGCACCGTGGGTCATATACAAGCGCAATACGACCGCTGACTGGGCACAGTTCTCAGAAGTCTTCGGCATGCCCATTCAGGAGTATATCTACGATACTGACGACGAGGATGCCCGTGAACGTGCTCTGCAGGATGCAAACTCTATCGGTTCTCTTGCTACTTTCATTCACGGCAAGGACACGGAGCTGCAGCTACGTGAAGCCGGGAACAAGACCGGCTCTGCAGATGTCTACGAGCGGCTTGTAGAGCGCTGTAACAGCGAAATCTCAAAGCTCATACTTGGTAACACCCTGACCACCGAATCATCTGATAAAGGCACGCAGGCACTCGGCACCGTCCATAGGAAGGTGGAGGAGAACGTTGCCAAGGCTGACAGGGAATATGTCCTCAAGGTGCTGAACTATGATATGACAGACATCTTCGCCCACATGGGCATCAACACCGCCGGCGGGAAGTTCTGCTTCCCGGAGAAGAAAGACATTGACCCTAACACTGAGATGAGTGTTCTTACGCAGCTGCACACGACCTTCTCTCTTCCTATTGATGATGATTACCTCTATGAGAAATTCGGTATCGAGAAACCGAAGGACTATGACCGGCAGAAGCAACAACAGGTGGAGGAGAAAAAAGCACGTGAGGAAAAACTAAAGCAGCAGACAGAGGAAGAAGACCCTGACGGCACTACGCAAACATCAAAAGGCAAAGGTCAAATCTCAAGGTTCAAGAACCGCCTGCACTCTTTTTTCGTGAAAGCCCCGGAGGACGGGGCTCGTTTAGACTGGTAGTCAACAACACCTACTTCGATACAGATGATGCGCCTTCTATGGATATTCAGATAAGTGAGGCTGTTTTGAGAAAGGCACTTGAGAATATCTACAACAAGAAGTTCAATGTGAAGACTGACATAGAACCATATCTCTATGAAGCTGTACGGGACATCTTCAACCAGGCTACAGACGAGACTTTTGTTTCTTCCGACCATGACAATGAACTCAGAAAGCAGCTCAGACACAGCAACGAGGTGTTCTCGGCATTCAAGGTGCACCGTGCGCAGAATGATATGGCTGCACGACTGCTGGATTCAAATGGTAATTTAAAGCCGTTCAATCAGTGGTTGAATGATGTCCTGCCAATTGCCTCTCATCAGTGTGGTTCTTGGTTCAAGACAGAATATGACACGGCGGTGCTCCGTGCGCATCAAGCAGCAGACTGGCAGCAGTTCCGCCGTGAGCAGGATGTGCTGCCTAACCTCAAGTGGATGCCGTCGACGAGCCTGCACCCGGGAGAAGACCACCGCCAGTACTGGGGCACGATACGCCCGGTCAACGATGAATTCTGGAACGAGCACAGACCGGGCGACCGCTGGAACTGCAAGTGCACCCTGTCGAGTACTGACGAGGCTGTGACACCTGTACCTGTAGATGATGTACACTCTGAACCGCAGCCGGGGCTGAAAGGGAATCCAGGCACAACGGGTGAGACGTTCTCTGATGATCATCCATATTTCCCAAAGTCATGTAATGATTGCGCATTCTATAATCCTAAGTTTAAGGATAGACTAAAAAGTTTGTTTACAAACAGGCTAAAGGACTGCTATCATTGTCCGTATGTAGATGGCTGTATTGATAGAAGTAATAAAGATGGCTTTAAATTAACCCATAAATATAAAAATGGTGGTGCACTTTATATTCATGCAGACACAGAAAAGAAAAAAGGGGATTACAAGGCTATCGTAAAAATAGCAAACGATTTTGCTAAAGAAGGTAAGATTGTCAGGGTCACGCCACGAGTGCATTATAAGTCTGACAGTTATGCAAAAATATATGGTAAACTTATAGGAACACGATACGAAAAGAAATGCCCAGACTTTGAAGTAGATGGAAAATTCTATGAGTATGAAGGCTTTATAAAACCATGGAGTAAGAAAAAAGTGGGACGCATGTTATCACATGGTATAGAACAATCATCTCGTATAGTAATCAATAATACAAAAGGCTGTTCTGACCGCTTCATAAGAAAGCAAATTATGGCAAGGAAGCATTTGGACGAACATGCAATAAAAGAAGTTTGGATTTATGAGAAAGGGAAAACAAGACTATTCTATAAAGACGGGAAGTTCTATAAAAACAACGGAGGAAAATAATTTCCTCCGCGATGCAACGTGCCGTAGCACATGCTAACTTCTTGATGAAGCTGCTGCAAATATACAACTTATAAACGAATAAAACAAGCAAATGGAGATAAAAGTTTTCTCGGAGCTCATAAAAAGTCAAAGCAGGGAACTTGACAGGCTTATGAGACGGCAATTACCAATCAAGGTCGGAAGGATGGCAAAAGACCATTATCAGGAGAACTTCCGTAAAGGAGGATTCGTCAACGGTGGTCTGCAGAAGTGGCCTGTGACAAAGCGGCAGCTGTCCGGCTCCACGAGGGCAGCAGCCTCGTATGGTCCTTTGCTGTCAGGACGAAACCATCTTTTCTCGTCCATTAAGTATATGCCGGGCGACTATCGTGTGACGGTATCAAATGACCTTCCGTATGCAGCCATACACAACCAGGGAGGGACTGTCAGCACAGCCGTAACACCCAAGATGCGACGTTTTGCCTGGTATATGTACTATAACACTTCAGGAAGGTCGCCAAAGGGACAAAAAGGGAAGAAGAAAAGCCCGGCACAGTCAGCTTCACCACAGGCTGAGTTCTGGCGTAACCTTGCACTCACCCGGAAGCAGAAACTGACTGTGAAAATACCCAAACGTCAGTTCATAGGTAAAAGTGAGGAGCTGACGAAGAGTATCAATGAGAAAATAGAACAGGAAATTACAAACATCTTAGGATTATAGAATATGGAAGCAATTATTACATCTATCCTCAATCTCATTAGCAATGAGATACCTGAACTTTCATTAGTAGACGAGGACTACGGACAGCTTGAAACAGCAGAGGACACTTACCCAGTGACCTTTCCGTGTGCTCTCATAGGTAATATGGAGGCTGACTGGGAAGAAATAGGCTTAGGCATACAAAAGGGCGTGGTAACGCTTACAGCACGGCTTGCTATCGACTGTTACGACGACACACACATCGGCTCTGGAACTACAGAAAAAACGGAAGAACGCTTACGGCTGGCAAACCGCCTGTACACTGTATTGCAGTGTTCACGTCACTGTGAGAACATGGGACCGTTGTATCGCACGAAAACAAGATTCTATTCGCTCCCAGGTATGATTAAGGTCTATGAGTACATCTTCCAGTTTGAATTGCACGACGGTTCTGCTGCAGAATAAATGATAAAAGGTAGAAGAGTTCCTTCTACCTTTTATTTCTGAAACAGCTCTAACTGACGTGCTGTCAACCTTGGCATTCTGACCTTGGGAACAGGACGCACCTGAATATCTTTTATCTCATGGCACTTGCGGCGTATAATGCTCATGATGCGTTCCTCACTGATAAAGAACTCCTGCTTCGACAAAATACACAGCGCATCATCAAAGCGGAGGCGTTTTTCCTCCGTCCAATAATAGTAGCGTCGGCACAAAGCCTCGTCACGCAGTTCTATCAGCTTTTTATCCCTTCCTTTACTCATATCTGCAAAATTAACAAATAATCATCTTATTTGCAAGTATTTACACCTTTTTATCTGCTTACTACAAATAAAAACCGCCAAAATGTGTGTTCGTACACATTAATGGGCGGTTTTATTCTTAAACAGGAGTTAGTTAATGATTTTTATCTTATAACCTACAGAAGCTTGGTTCTACACGTTCCCAGACATTGGTCTTTGGGTTCTTCTGATAGAAGTAGTAGTTGATAGCGTTCTTCTGGACCACATTCGCCTCCTTGAAAAGTGTCATAATCTCTGAATACTCACTATCGAACTTATCCTCCAACTCATACAGCTTAGAGATGCTCTTGTAGTCGAGGTCACCAGCCTTATTGCGTTCAAGCAGCGTCATTGCCATCTGATACATTGGATCGTCCGAACCTCTCTCGCTCTGTTCCATATAACGCTTGAGGTAGTCGATTAGACGCTCTGCTGCAAGGTCTGCACGCTCGTCAAAGCCTTTCACCTTATTACTTGAGATTTCAAGGCGAAAATCGCCGTCAGTAATCGTGTAGCTTCGCTGGTCATTCTTACGAACCTGACCATAGTCACGCATCACACTTACGAAGCTCTCAACTTCACCCTGCAACCAGTCGTGGAATCCACGCACGTCAGTCACAACACGTGTCAGGCGTTGCCACACATCGTGCATCATCTCAGCACGTAACCCCTCGTAGGTCTCACGCCGCTCGATGCGGTTCTTCTTCTCCTCGTTCTGTAACTCGGCGAGCAGCTTTGCCCGCTCCTCCTTACTCATGTCTTTAATGTTCATCATATCTGTTAATGTTTGGTTGAATTGTTTACGAGCTTACATGTGAACAGGTTAATTGTAATGATAACTTGTCAACCTGCTTACTCGTCTTCATTTTTACTTTTTCTAATGATAATTCTTATCTTAGCATTCAGTGCGTTGAGCTCATCCACATCCAACGCCCTGAAAGGTTTACCTGCTATACGTGGGTCTTGGCAGAAGGCATTCACACGATTCCAGTCTGTTGTATCAATTCCATATATCTGCAGCTGGTGCAGAACTCCGCTGCGTGCCTTTCGTAGGATGTCATGCTGCCTGCGTCGACGCTCGTCATAGCCTGTAACTTCCTCCATCTGCCTGCACATCGAGTCATATTCTTTTGCCGACATCTGATGAAGGTGTACTGTTCTGTTTTGTGTAAACTGATAGACCAGCGTTTCCTTGTCAGCACCAGGCATCTTCTTTAGCAGTGTGTAAAAACGTGTGTAATTAAATTCTTTTTTCATAATTCCTATTTTAGATCCGCATTGAGTAAGAAATCAACTGGTATAGACATGAGTTTAATATCCTTTTTTACCTGATCTGGATTAATATTGTATTTTTCGAAGTTTATCTGAGGTTTGAGAAACTCCCAACACTTCTTTCTGATTTCCGAAAGAGTATATGCTTCTTTTCCATAAACCAAAAGTCCCTCCAATAATATCTTATTAAATCCTTCTGGTTTAATCATGACAGTAACACGATAATATCGTGGTCCAATATTTACTTTTCCCATAGCTTTTCCTCCTTCCAATCTTTGTAATTTTGCCTTGCGTGAGATACCACCTCTGGAAGGGTCTCGTTCAGATCGTATACTGCAAGCAGTGGCACGCCGTTCATGCTCACAAACAATTCGCCATTAAACTCCATTACCTGCACAGCTTCACGTGCCTCTGCATCGAGGCGTGCCTGTCGTTTGTTCTGCATTCTGTCGGCACGTTCCTCATGCCATGTCTGCAATCTCTTCTTGAGCTTGTCTAAAAATGTTGCCATAATCTTTTATTTTTGAATGTAATACGTTTGGATTAATTTTCCGTTCCGCTTGATGAGCAGCTGTCTCTGACCGTCTTCACTGATCAGGTCGGTGCCGATCTCACTTCTTACAGTTATGTCTTTGCGGATATACAGCTTATGGACAAACCAGTCTACAAAGTCTTTCAGCTTTTGCCACTCTTCTTCAGTATCCTCAATTCCTCGTAAAGAGTAGATGTTACTGATAGCCAGCTGAAGCCTTAGCAGCCACTCCGGCTTGTCATTCGGAATTGTTGATTTGTACCTTAGAATTCCCATAATTTGCTCATGTTATACATAATAAAACTCCCGATGCAACACCAATACAGGTTCTCCAACTCCCATTACCCATACTCCACGTTTATCGTCCTTGCCAGCTGGTGGGTCGATAACCACATGCTCACTTCCAGAAGTTATATTTCCAAAAATCCGCCCAACGCCTTCACAACGAGTGATTCTTATTCTTTTCTTCTCTTTCATTTTCTTTCCTCCATATTATGATTTTCATTTGCTTTCCACTCAACTTTTATCACTGCATCAAGTTTACCGCTACCTTGACATACCGGGCAGTCTTTTTTGTATGGCTCTTGATACCTGTCCTCCTGCCAGTGATAGCCGTTACCTTGACAGTACGGACATTTGAAATGTTTACTTTCTATGACTTCCGTCATTCGACCACCCGGACTAAGTCTCCCTGGTGTAATCTCTATCATTCGCAGTTCCTTGCTCATACTAAATCCGATTAAAGAAAAAACATTGTACCCATATTCTGCAACACACAGAACAACAGACCATCATCTCCATCTTGTGGCTGGAGACCAAGCGACTCTGCTGTTCCATAAGTAGTAACAGTACCATATTTCCCTATCATAAAGAATCCACCACTGACAGGATGACACCGCTCCACATTAATGGAAGAATGAACTGTGTGGTCACTAAAAACTACTGGCTGTTTCAACCCAGTTTTATCATCTTCAAAAATTACATATTTCAT